ATGGTCTGATTTGTGTTGCTCACATTTATCAGCAGTCCATCAAGATCAAGCCTTTCAATGCCATTATTTACAGTCATCGGATTGTTTTGAAGCAGATACAGGGCAAGTTCACATTGAACTGCTTTAATAGATGCAGGAATAATGGTTTTATCCACTGCCTGCCCATATAGATTGACAAGCCCTTTTCTTGGCCATTGCAGGGTTTGACTTAAAGTTGTTTTCAAGCCTTTCCAATGAACCCGATTTTCCAACAGGGAACAAGCCCAAATAAGGGCATATTCTTTTTCTGATTCATCCGAAGACGCATTATCCCAGGGGTCAGTATATAACCTGTTTGCAAAATAAGTATTTGCGTCATCTAAAGATATATAGCTGTTCTCAAGTTCAATAACTGCCATGCTTCACCTTTATATAAAGGGCGGGTTTTACCCCGCCCCTATTCGCTATTTATACCGTTACACTATGAAGCCGGGCTGCACAGTCAGTGGTTGCAGTGATGAAAGAAACAATCCATTCTATCATAACCCGCTGCTGACTTGATCCGCTATACAAGCCGAAATCAACAATCCGCATAGGTTCAGCCTGAAGGCCCAGGCATTTATCAACCCCAAATTTTACCCCGTACAACTCATAAGCAGGGCTTGAAGTATTGTCGTTCAAGATGGGGTCACCGCTGGAATCCATTTCAGGCACGACAAGGGGAATCCCGGCATACATGGGAATTTTGCGCCCAAAAGATCCATCAATCCATTCAAGGGCCTGCCCTTCTGCCCTCATCAGGTTATTGACTTTCCGAATAACGGCTTTGTCGCAAAAGATAACATCCGGGCCACCCCTTACTGTGTCAATGAGTTCATCCATTTCAGTAAGGGTCAGGGCATCACCGCCCCCATCAATCACCTGAGCATCAGAAAGCCTGTTTTTGAGGCCATCAAATTCAGTGTCTGTGGAACCTGCATCACCATTAAAAAAAGCCTTGTCGAAATCCAGGGCAACAGACTTTGCAAGCATTGCAATCTGAATAGCCTTGATGTCATTGACGTTCTGTGTCAGGGTCAAATATCTGTCGATGTCAACAGATCCGCCCATGATCTTCAGGGTTTCAGTGTTCTGGGAAACAGTTCCCGCATTTTCGGTATAATCACTGCCTACATCCCGAAAAGAAGATCCGGGCAATACAGCTTCCCTGTTGTAAACGTAACTATTACTGTTAATAGTCATTACAGGAAGGTATTTAAGAACAGCCGAATTTTCCGCAAAAGTGGAAATAACGCCTTTCCGTAAAAGATCCTGACTCAAATATTCCTGCTGTGTAAGAGTAACCGCCATTATAAAAACCTCCGAAATTATTTCTTAATATTTTTAAATCCATGAGATAGCATGTCAAAAGTTGACATACCAGTGGTGTCAACTTGTTTAGTCCCCTTATTAGGGGTTTCACTATCCGGGCCTGATTCAGCTTTTTTAGTGAAAATGCCCTTCTTTGTTGCGTTCCTAATCCATTTGATTTGATCAGCAGGCTTCATTTCTGGAATTAGATCCTGAAAGTCTTCTGGAATGTCTGCCTTTAGCTCATCGACAAGCCCCTTTAAGGTGTCATTCAATTCATTTTTCTGTTGGTTCACCTGATCAAATCGGGCTTTAGGGATCATATTTTCGTTTTTTTCAGGGTCGTTCCCTGGCTTGTTCTGATCGACTTTTTCGGGGTCGTTTCCCGGATTGTTGTTTTCTTCAGTCATTGTTTGAATCTCCAAATTTTACGCCCTTGAAGGCGATGTTATTTTTATATTTCTGTTCTGCCTCTTCCCGGCTCAAATCCGGGTCAAGCTTCATGATCAAATCAACAGGGCTGTAAACACCCATTTCAACCATCTTTGACCAAAATTCTGACTTGTTTTCAGAATCCACTACACTAGGATCAAAAAAGTTGACTTTTAAAAGGCTATCTCCGAATTTGCTGCTATTATGCACATTCCAAACTTGCTTTATGGTTTCAAAAACCTGCTGCTCATAAATCTTAAAAAGATCAATGTCATTGTCCCTGATTTCTTGCAGTTCCTTATTTTGAACCAGCAAGGCATAACCTGATTTCCGTTCAGTGGGCTTTGAGGAAAGATAAGAAGCGGGAAGGCCTTCCATTGTTGCTGTTTCCCTGATTAAATAATCAATGGCATTGACAACAGCAGGAATAGGGCCGTTAGGGGCTGCGAATTTAAAATCTGAATTCGGATCAGAGTTAAGGGAAATGGCTTGTCCGGGGTCAAAATAGTTTACGTTGCCTGCTGCCCCTTTAACCACAGGGATTGAAAAGCTTTGCATCCGTAAAGCATACGCAAGATCCACAAGCCTCTCATTGATCAGCTCTTGCATAGAAATAACAGTGTCCCCCGGATAAACCCAAAAATCTGAAATCGGCAATTCTGCAAAGATGGGGACAAAGGGCAAAAACTGATAAGGATTATCAACAGAACTGATCACATTTCCCTTGTAGTCAAGCCTCTGTATTGTTTCCGGGGTCCATCGGCTATATTCCACTTCTGTGACTTTTCCGTCTGCTGGATAATACGTTATAACGACTGCCCTTAAATCCATGGGGCTTACCCCGGTTTCAACGTCTAAAATATCCGGGGTCAAAATATCTAAATCAATTTTTCCATTTCGATAAACCACCTTCAAAAGCACAGTGCCGCAAAGCTTTGCAAGGCGGTTTGCTTGCCTCATCCGCAAACCTAAACCGCATGATTTCTGAATCCCTTTAAAAAGATCATGGTCTTTTTTACTTGACAGGGTTCTAGTCGCATCCCGAATATAAACTGCACTTTTAGCATCTACTATCTTTTTGACTATGTTTAGGCTTGCAAGGGAAAACTTATCCGGGTCAGAAAAGTGGTTTGAAAGCCGGTCATAAACGTAAGGCGTCTGGTTCCCATGATAGAAATCAAGGCGTTTTACGGCTTCTGCCTTCCTGTCAGCTTCTGCCTGCATCTTATCTATTGCTAAACTATATTGAACTGCCGTGTTTTTTGTAAAAAGCATTCATCCTGCCTATTAAAGTTATTGATATACTCTATAAGTAATCATAAAAAAATATAATGTCAAGTGTTTACATGGCTTTATATGTTTTAAATCCCTTAACTTTTACTAGTCTTTGAAAAAATTCAGGCAAAGTCAATTCTGTTTCGGGGTTATTACTTCTGTATTGCTCGTAAAATTGCTTTGTTTGTACTGCTGCTGGGCATCTATCAGCACAGCTTAAAATCAAATCCCCGGATCTTAAAAAACAATACGGGGCATGTTTTGACAGGCTATTGCAGCGTATGTCCCCCAGCTCGTAAACAGTGGTTTCTTCTTTTCTTAAAGAGTAAATACTCCACAACAAGCTATAAACTCTGTCATCTTTCCGCTTTGAACTTCCGAATTGAATATTTCCGTTTTTATTATACGTATAATGAAAAAGGGATAACTCTTTATATAGATCCTCTAATTCAGCAGGGAAAAATAACCTACCTTCCCTTACAAGGGCGGAAAAATCTTGAAATGCAGCAAGGCTATTGCTTGCAGTGACATGAATTATTTCATTATTTAACCCTTGTTCTGTTGCCCATGTTGCTAAATCCTGTGAATTGTAAGCCTCAAAAACCGTGTTTTTCAAGCCATACCGGGCATTGTCATTGATGATTTCTTTCTTGATGGACTTTCCTAAACCACCTAAAATCTTTTTTTGATTCAAAACGTAATAGTAGGCTTCCCCGTCGTCGCCTGAGGTTCGGGCAACAGTGGTCCATATAGTGTTGTCGCCGTGTTTGGAAAACATATAGGATCTATCCAAAGCCCCGCCGGTCACATATTTCCTGCCATCAAGTAAAGCCTCAAAGGATTTGGGATCAATGCCGTTTTTATACTGGGCTTTGCATTTATCAAGGTGCTTTTTCGGAAACAGGTTATTAGATGATTCCCCCCGTTTATTCAAATGCTGCTGGGCAAAGACAGAAGGCAAAAGCTGTTTGCTCATTGACTTCAGCCATTTCCTGTTGATCCATTCAGGGGACTTTTTCAGGGCTTCATCAAGGTTTTTATATTCGATCCGATAACTATAAACGGATTCATCCTGCCCCGTTTCAGCAAGCTTTTCATATTCATGCAGCCTGCCCCCCACTGCATCTGTTGTGCTGTCAATAAGAAGCCATGAATTTTCTGTATCACCTAAACTGGAAGCCAAAACGTTTACAGCCTCAGGGTCAGGGCAGCTATGCAATTCAGTAACCCATGCAACAGAAATCTTTTGTCCATACAAGCCCTGAATTTCTGTGCTAACAGGGATAATCTGTGATTGCATGGCAGGGTAAACAATCTTTTGGTGTTGTATATTTCTTGTGCCTATCTGCTCTCTTAGGAAATTTGTATTGGATGCTATTTGTCTTAACAGCCTGAAGCTAACACCCGTGGCTTGTGTTGCATTGTTCGCCAATGCAATAATGTTTTGTGTCGGCCATAGGGTAAACCTCCAAAGGCACAACAAAGCCATAAGGACTGTTTTACTGTGTCTTCTGGGCATGGAACAAATAAGGGTCTGATATACATAGTCCCCTTGCTCATCCACTTTTAGGGCATTTTCTATAAATTCCCTTTGGAAATCCTGTATCTGAAAGACTTCAAAACCGCCCTTGCTGCTCGGGATCTTTGGCTTTATGTCATCTAACCATTGAAAAAAGCCATCCGGGGGCTGTTTCCATTGCTTTATTCTGTTCTCGAGATCACTACTCATCATTTCCGCCTAAGATCAATTTAGCCAAATCTGATTCATCATTGCTAAATTTTCTGCCTTTCTGCACTTTCTCTAATAGCTTCAATTTATCGAAGGTATCTTTCCTAAGGGCCTTTATTTCCTGCGACAGTGATAAATTGTCATCCTGCAAGCCCTGATCCACTAAATTCTTTTCCATTACTAGATTAAGGGAAATTTGATATTCAAGGATCTCTTTGAGGGCATTGTCAAAGGATTCATCAAGGGATCTTTTTATCTGCTTGAATTTCCTTGCGGATTTGGTTCTGCCATCCATTACATGTCGTGAAAAGCTAAGTGCCTCTTTTAAATCATCTATTGGATTTTCTGAATAATCCGGCATTTCTACACCTTGTAAATTTCTATAAAAAATATTGAGATGACATAGGGGGAGGCATTTTTCCTGGTCAATGGGGGGACACCGACAACTTTTTTCAAAAAATAACTTGATACACTTTTTCTTTGAATTTGATACAGCATTTTTGCCTGATAAAAAATGATTATTTGTAATAAAATCAATACGTTAAGTCCATTTTTACCCTAAAAGTTTACATAATGTATCTTATGTGACGTAGACTTACAACACTGCGTAAACACTGAAAATAATTATTTCAATATTTGTCAACCCCTGCAAATTCAATCTTGATACACTGATCCCAGGCATTTTCAAGCCGAAACATGATACACTTTTTGCCCCAAAATTCAGGTTTGGTATGGTTCTTGCTTTCCCCCTGCTCCCAAATGCTTGCCATGACTGAAACACGAAATTTTTACTATCTAACCCTTTCATGATGTTTCATGATCTTTCATGATGTCCCATGATATTCTGCGATATTCCTAAAATTAACCTTTACGTTAACGTTAACTTTGATAACTGTATTGCCTGTCATTCCTATGTTTCCGTATTCTTTATAAATATAACCACTCTGCTTACTGTAGTCAATAGTATAGCCATATTATTTTACTCTTTCCTTATCATAAGTTAGATATTTCTAACTTATTTTGACCACATAAAAAAGCAGTCTAAAATTTTAGTGATGTCAGGATAGTTAACAAAATTTTCCATGTTAACTAACTCGACCCCCAATACACTATTAAAATTCAAAGAATACCATAAAATGGGGATTATTATTGTTAACTAACCTGACATGTTTTTTGGTAAAAAATTTTATTTTAAGCGACCCCCCCCACTTAGTTAACAAAAATTTTTTAGATCATTTCGGCCATATTTTCATCCACTTCAAATTCATCTGTTTCTATTCCTTCGGCTTCATACAAGGAATTAATTCTTGCTCTTTCTTTCTTATCTTTTATATACCGCCATTCCGACACGGATTTGATACATGCCCCGCCCCCAAGCTTATAATCCCGTGAAAGGCCGTTCAGGTTGTTTCTCGTGTCCATAGGTATCTTGTTTTTCACCACTGTGCAAACATGCCCATAGGGACTGTTATTATCCAATGCCAGGGCAAGTCGGGCAAGTTCAATGCCGAATTCCCCGCCCCTTGCAAAGCTTGATTCACTTTTTTTCTGAATGCAAATCACTGCCACACCTGTTTTTAAAGCCTGATGAATCTTTGATATTTTATCGGCAATCATCCAGAACTTGTCGTGGATCTGCAAATAATCAATCACATTAATTCCATTCGGGTCCAACACGTCTTGAAAATCCATTGCCCGCTCATAGGCATTGAAATTGTCATGTTCCGTGAAGGATTCAACACCCCCCGGAAATTCATCAAGCCTTTCAATCATTTCATCTGATCCCATTTCACTGTTGAAGAAATTCACCGAAATGGGTTTAGATGTTTTGTTGATTTGTTCATTGATTAGAACCGATAACGGCTTTGAATCCGGTCCCTTTGTTGCTGAGATTAGATAGTTGTTGGATAATACGCTGTTTCTGCTGGTATCAATACCGGTTAAATCACTTAATTTGCTGGCATGTGAATTTAATATCCCATGCACTACATTAAGGGCAAAAGCTGTTTTACCTGCGTTCGGGCTTCCGGCAACAATGATAATATTTCGGGGCTTGACCTTCACATAACTGCCCAAATCCAAAGGCAAGGGCAATGCAATGCTGGTTTTATCCCGTTTGAAAAAGTTCATCTTTTTTGCCTTGCTGTTGCAAATCCGCCACACCCCTCGCTGATTGCCCCGCTCGATTTTGCCTTGTTCTGCAAATCGGTTTAGGATAACACTTCTTGATTTTCTTTCGTCTGCGGATATATTTAATTCCCGGTCCAGTTCATAAAGGGTGAAAAATCCGGGGGCTTCTTCAATAAAATTCCTTATTTTTGCTGTTAGCCCCTCTTCTTTTGATTCCTCACTATTCATAATAGAAGCTACAATTTGATGCACTTCTGACTTGTCAAGGGGCTTTGAACACCTGATTAAGTTAGCCCCCCATACACCTTCAAAAACAGAATCATATTCAAGCCCCCGCCCTGCATAAATGCCTGCAATCCGGGTCAACTGGTTGTTGCGTTCGCCTTCAAGGATGTAGCCGGGGATTTCCCCCTGCCCATCTTTCATCTTTTCGTTGTTCTCAAGTTCAACAGGGCAGGGCCTCATTTTCCGGTCGTTTGCCCATTTGTAAGCCCTCCCATCGACAACAGAAGGCGCAACCATTAAACCATAATGCCCTGATATGATGTCTAGCCCGTTCCCTATTTTACGATATTTGGTTTTTTTCGGGTTCGTGTAGAATAAATGTAAGCCCTCATTTGGGGTCCATTGCGACAGGGTTTTTGGGAGGTTCATTTCTTTCATTTGTGCAACCCCGTTAGATCCTTCGTGCTGATCAACGTCAATAATGATAAGCCCTTCATCGACAATGCTTATATTTGCATCAGGGGTTTCAGTCCATACTGCTTCAACTTGTTCAGTAGTGGTTAAAGGCTCATTTATATTTCCGGGTTCCCTTGTGTCCTTTGGAATCAGGAATGCCCGCCCGTTTGGGGTCCGTGGAACAACCCCAAACCCCATTTCAATGTATTTTTTGGCTGCGTTTTTTAGGGTTAGGTTATTTATTTCTTGCAAAAGTTGACCTCCATAAAAAGCCGGTTTTCAGATCCATAGGCGTCTTTAGGTGTTTTACCAACTTCAAATTCGGGGAAATTTGAAAGCAATTCCATATGATTCATCATATGCCGCCACGCTATTTCCGCATCTTTAGATTCAGGCTTGAACTTTAAAATCCTGTCTGTATATCTTTTTAAAAGAAATTCAATGACTTGCTCTCTTGTGGCATTATTAAATGAGAATTTCCTAGATGTAAAATAGTAAAGCCCATTTTTATGGATCAATGTTTTTCCTTTGAATGTAGCACTTTTTACATTATCGGCATATTTATCAGTATATTCCATTTGACTTCCCTTATTTTCGTAGTTATTATTTGTGTAGTCATTCATTCTTATCCTCTCTTGTCCTGCCCCTACGAAAGTGGGGGCAATTTTTTTATTTGTTGTTTGTCGGCAGGGCTTGAGTATGGCGGTATAACCATTCTGCCATCTTCCACTTACTACTTGCTAACTTGTTACAGATTTTAAAACTTTCCGGGCCTTGCCCTCTTGTGTAGTGAAATGATAACCTTGCCCGGCTCACTGCCCCGCCGGTAAACTTTTCAATGTCCCGGTGTAAAACATGGGGATAGTCCCAATTTTCGGCAATTTCCTGAAATTCCTTTGGCAATTCGTTTTTCATTTTTGTACTCCTTTCGTGGTTGTTTGTTTTACTCCTTTTTTTCTTGCTTGCTAGTAATATATATCCTCGAAATAAAGAAGTCAATAGGCTGACAAAAGATTTAGAACGGAATGTAGCATAAAATGCTAAAAAAATCAATCTAAAAATGCCTTAAATAAATTGACCTATTGATATAATTCATAATGATAAAGGGCATTTATAAGCCAAAATTGCTTTAATCA